CCACCCACAAAGCCGGTCACGTTTACAAACGCACTATCGGTGTCGCTCTGCTGCAGATTGCAACTGATCGCCACGGTCGAATTGGTGCCAGCCGCAAGCACCGGCTCAAAGATCACGTCCACCGAGGCGTACGCAAATCCAAGAGTGTCGATGCTCATGCTGAAAGTAGTCGCAGTTGTCAGATCGGCAGCGTTAATCTTCGTGACTGCTTTGGAATCTTCTAAATAATTCATTGTCTAAATCTCCTGTGTGAATGTGTGGGATCAAGCAGCCATCTTCAAGCCAACCAGCGGGCCGGACTCGGTAGCCGTGCCAAACGAATGCCAGACCATGTCCGCACGAGCCGTGCCGGTGAACAGCGTCTGATCGATTTCAACGAACCGCTCTGTGCTGGTTCTTACGGCAAACGATGACCGCACGCCGTAGATACCTGCCAGCGATGCGTTGCCAAGGATGCAGACCAAGGCACTAGCTTGGGCCGAAAGCGTTGTCGGCAGGCTCGTCGTCAGCACAACTGGGAAGCCAAGGAACTGGAAGCCAAGGGCCGAGTCAAACGACATCCGGCCACCAGCCGCCGCGTCAAGCCGCTGCATCGATGCGGCAAATCCTTGCGGGCTGATGTACCAAGCACTGCCGCCACCGTTGTATGCGTAGCGTGGCAGCTTGGCGATCACGGAGTAGAAGTCGTTGACCGTCAACTCAGCGAACGTATCGTTGCCCGCTGCGGCCTGCGAGAAGCCACCAGCGACAGTCAGCAGCTTTGGCGAGATGCCGTGGATGCCACCGTACGTTGACGTGCCGTCGCCATTTACGGCTGCCGCATCCAGCTTGTCCGCGATGGCAGTCGAGAACTCTGAGGCAATAAAATCTCCGATACTAATTGCGGAGTCCGACAGGAGTTCATTGCTGACTTTTGTGCCAACGACAAGTTTCTTTGCGACCAGCGAGACAGTGCCCATCGTTGGATCGCTGGTGCTGATCTCGGTGTTTTCGCTGCCCCACGCAGCAGTCACGCCAGTCAGACGCTTGGTTGCCTGCGCTGTGTCTGATCCCATGGTCAGATTTTGCATGGCACCGGGCCATACGGAGAATTCTTCCACGTTGCGGATGATGATATTGGTGAACTCAACTGGCACGGTGGCTCCGCCAAGACCGTAGGTGGCCTCGCCCATTGCACGACTTTCGATGCCGTGATCCATGCACCAACTGCGTGCTTCCACGTCGCCCGTGAACTTGCTCTTGATCCACTGGCCCATGGCGTAGGCGTCAGCAGGATTCTTGAACGCACGCAGCTTGCCGCTAAATGGCACAGCTTCGATGCGTGTTTTTTCGACGGCAACTTCAGGTGCTGGCGTGCAGCGGTCTACGATCTGTCGCAGATGCTTTGCACTCTCAAGCACGTCTGCCTCGAAAGACAGCTTGGTGGCTACGGTCTTGGATTTCTTGACGAGGTCCTCTAGCTGCAGATCACGTTCTGCAATGGTGTCGGCATCGCCAGTGGTGGCGGCAACAGCCTCGATGCGGTTGGCAATCTCAGCGGCTTCGTCTTGCAGCTTCTTGTACTGATCCATTTGGATTCTCCTTTGTGTGCGGCTCTCGCATCTAGTGCGTCCTTCCACGATACAGAAAAGAATCCCGCTCAAGTTCGTCGGCGTTTGTAAGATACAAAACTTACCGCGACGTGCGACGGAATATAGCGTCAGTCTCTACTAGAGCTTTGCTCGTATTTCCGCATGTACAGCGTAAATACTGCAACTGCTTGCCCTGCAGTGGCAGCGATGTACGCACGCGGAAACGGTCTCCGCACTTTGGGCATTTCTTTTTATCGTCTGACATTTAAAAGAATTTCTCTCCACATGAGTGCAAGCTCTTTTTTCCAAGAACGAAAGACAACTTCTGTCGGGTCTTCGATGGCGGGCTGCTCTTGCTCTTGCTGCAGCTTCCACGCTTCGTAGCTTCGTAGTGCAATGCCGGTCGTACTACTGGGATACGCTGGCGCAACCACGGGGCCAACGTCAAATAATCCGCTGACCTCGCGGATACTTCGAACGGCACCGCTGGCGTCAGTAGAAAACGACTCACCATCCTTGCCGACTGTGAAGGCGAAAGAACTACCCTTAACATCACGCCTGGCAATTAGCTCAACGATGTCGGCCCGCGTGGCCGGTGGCGTCACGCTGTACTTCAGCCCCTTGTCATCGCTCGACAGTTCCAACGTGCCGCTCGACGTGCGGCCTAGCAGGATGTTTGGATCGTGATTGAAAACCGCAACAACGTCCTGCTTGCCACGTTGACGTGCAAGCACCTTGTCAAAGGCTCCCGGCAAGATCATCTCGCGGAAGCCACCAAGGTCAAGGCTCAGTCGGTTGTAGACCGCAGCGTAGCCAACGATGGCAGTCTGCCCGCCGGCACGCGTCTCGATCATCAACTCTGCCTCTGGTGCTTCTTCAAACGAAATGTCTCTGCGTTCAATGTCCATGTCAAAGCTCCTTGCGTCTTCTGCGTTCATTTGTCGAACTAGTTTTTGTGACCATGCGTAGCCAGAGTCTCCAGACCACAAGCTCCAAGCTATCCTGCCGTTTGATGGGTAACCCTCTTCCCCTTGCCGAAAGCCTTTAGCTTGCTTGTCAATTTCGTGACGATCAAAGAAGGCTTTCATTCGTCTGGCTGTGTCTGGACTGATCGTCGTTCCGTTACTCAGATCCCTCGCTCTAGCAATGCCGATGGCCGTGCCGCCTCGACCGTACTCGCGCCGCCAGTCAAGCCCCTGCTGGGCTTCAGCACGAACACCTGCGGGAGGAGAGAAATCAATATCTTCATACGCCATCGCTAACCTCGCGCTGCGACAGTGGAGCAATTTTTGTCAGCGTAGAAAACTTGTGACCTACCAAAACGTAAGTAGCGCTCCAACCGTCTGCCCCTTCGCGGTAGACGCGAATCAATGCCGCAGGATCGTCCTCTGTGCCTTGGATCGTAAATGAGGAGTCTGGCACGTTGATGCTTCCATCTCGCACGATTCGCGTGATGCGGCCTCTGGCCCGACTGTCACCAGATCCCCAAGAGACAAAATCACCAACCTCAATCGCGTCAGGTGCAGCGCGATCTTCTACTGAGGATTGGATCGTCTCTGGTGCATCGTCAATCCAAACATCAACAGCAATGCCAGCGGCTGCGGCGGCATCGGCCTTCTGCATGCCTTCGCCAATTAGCATGATCTTGGAGAATGCGTGCAGGTGAATGCCAATCGTGTCGGCAATTTCCTTTTGATTTTCTGGCGTGTCTGGCCTGCGGCTGATCATCACGATGGTATTGCCTTCAGCTTGAGACTTCATCGCGAACTCGCCCCACATGACCGGGTCTTTGCTAAACGTCTCATCGAAGTCGATGCTGATTGTCATGGCCCGGCGTGCCACTGCTCGCGGTGCAGCTGGTGCCGCCGGAGTGGTTGGCTGCGTAACGATATTCTGCAGCGTGGTCATGTTCATCTGCATGAATCGCTGATCACCCTCTGGCCCGATGGGATTGAGATTCTCCATCTGTCTTATTTCGTTGATTGACAGCACTCCCAGCAGAGCCAGTTCGCGGTAGTAATTTGAACGGCTCTGACTATCACCACGCAGCAGGCCGGTCACGCTATGCTCTGCAAAGTATGTTTCATCATCGGCAATCAAATCACGCGAGATGGCCGACTCCCAACGCCGCAGATGTGGCAGCAGGCAATACACTACGAACTCGTTTGACTGCACTTCAATATTGTTAAAACTGCTCTTAGTCAGTTCGCCGATAAGATGCTGCGGAATGCGAAACGCTCTGGCGATCTCCTCAATCTGGAAACGCCGCGTCTCAAGAAACTGTGCAGACTCATTGCTGCCAGACAGCTCTTTGACCTTGACGCCGTTGGGCATCACCGCTGTGCGGAATGCACGATCACTGCCACGGTGCATTCTTTCCCACTGCTCACGCAGCCGCTCGGCAGCTTCAACGGGAATCGGATTCTCACTTTCAAGGACTATGCCTGGTCTCGCTCCATTACTAAAATACGTGCTGCCGTGCTGCTCTAGTGCTTGTGCTAGGCCGATGGCATTGCGGCACAGCGACACTGGCTGCAAGCCGTTGATTCCGTCCGTGCTGAGCCACCTCAAATGCAGCATCTGATTCTGTGCGTAGATCGTCTGCATGCCGTTAGGCTCTTTGTAGGCGTAACGCAGCGTGCCATTCTCTAGGCGGCTCACTGTCATGCGTGACGGGTGCAGCGGCCACAATTCTTGCACGGCACCATTGATGCCCGGCTTGATCTCGGCAAATGACTGGCCGTAGATCAGGTACAGGGCGGTCATCTGCTCCCGAAATTCCATAGCGGTCTGCCACGGATTTGGCTGCTGATGCAGTATGCGATTAAGCGGCACGTTGCTTGCCTTGCGTTTGCCGCCAGCCTCAAGGCGCTCGTACAAGAAAAGCGGCAGCGATGCAACCGACTCGCTTATCACCCGCACGCAGGCCAGATACGCAGTGCATGCGACGGCATTTGCTTCGGTGACTCGCACGCCTGATGGTGTACGGCT